CTGGATCTTTTGTCATGCCATCATCTTTGATGCCACCCTGTTTCATAAATGCCATTTCCATTTGCTTGTTCATTAGTGGGCCTCCCTCAGCCATTCTTAAATCTGGACTAGTAATTTTGTCAGGATTAAACTCAGCTCTCATATCTCTTAAAACTGCTGCAGAATCTGCAGGTCTATCTGTAAGCATAATATAACTTACACTTGTTGGATCTTCTACATCATTAATATATGGTACGTGTGTATAACCTTTTTCAGCTAATCGTCTTCTAAAAGTTTTTACTGCATTTAATCTATCTTCGTTAGTACGTATTTTTTTAGGATACTGATTATCTACTGTTTGTTCTAGAATAGTTCTTAAATCAGCTTCACTGACAATTTCTTCGGGTTTAACATCCCTAATATCAACACCCGATTCTTTTACTAAAACATCAAAAGTAGCAGGTTTATCTAATCTGGCTTTTAACTCCATAGTAAAGCCACCCCTGTTTCTAACAGCTCTTGAAGATCTTTCTGCAGCAGCTCTTGCAGTGCCTACGTGGGTGCCTAAAAAATCGTGTAAAGTTCCTACAGTAAGGTTATCAAAATTGTTATTACCGTCTGCTATCCATTTTTGATCTGGAGTTAAAAACTGATTAAATTCTTTTGCAAAACCACCTTCAACATTTTCTGAAGAATGATAAACTACATCTTTAAAACCTAAGTTATTACCCCTAAGTAATGCTGCTCTTTGTTCTTTAGGTAACTCATATTCATCAATCCTACCCATAGAGTCTGTCGGTAAAAAAGGTTTTTCAGGAACTTTATCTCCACTGTATCTAGCCCTTGGTAATGGTCTCGTTGTAAGACCCTGTCCTGTAGTTCCTATTTCTCTTGAAAGTTTTTCTATAGTTTGAAAAAATTCACTAAGAGGCATGTTTGCCGTATTAGCCATAGGCTTTAAAATATTTTTTGTGTAGTCTATATGTAAAAAATCTTTATCGTCTGGAAACTCAGTTATAACTTTTAAGAGTTCTTTTTTATCAAAATAATTAAAAAGTTTTAAATAGTTATCAATAAACTCTTTTTCAACTACAGCATCAATATCATTTACATCTACAGGATTTTTTTCATACTCTGCTTTCTTTTTACTGTAAAGGACATACTTATTATCTAAGTATTCTTCTTTGTTTATTATTTTTTTATCATAAGCTTTTTGTATATCGTCATCGTATGAAAAATTAAGTTCATCTGCCATTTGTTTTAATTGATCGTCAGACGGACCTAACTTTTCCATCTGAATTTCAGCTTTTTCTGCGTCAGTTAACTCATCAAGATCGTCAAATAAAATTGTCTTATCTAGTTCTACTTCTATTGCCTCTACAGAGTTAGGGTCAAGTGGTGAATTTTCAGCTTCATTCTTTTTCCAAGCATCTATAGCTTTTTGAATTAAACCCTTATTACCAGATTTAGCAGCCATTTCTATTACTGGAGCTGCAGTTCCTAAAAGTTCTAATCCTGCTAAACCTGCAATTTTTACATAACTTGGATTTTCTTTTTCTAATTCTTTAGAAATATCATTAATAGTACCAATAGGTGTAAGCACTTCTGTACCTAATCCTGCCATTTGAACACTCATTGGTTTTTTTGTTCGATCACCATAAACATTTTTAAATGCTGATGGTATTTCTTCTTCAGTAAGTGCTCTACGATAGTTTTCAGCCATTAATATCTTCTCGAAGTCTTAACATCGCCCTAAGTGTACGTATCTCACCTTGAGCACGATAGAGTTCTTCTACCTCACTAATTTGTTCAAGACGTTTATGTGTCTTTTCTATTCTGCTAACTATTTCTTCCAGAAATGGGTTGTACAATTCTGGATTGTTTACGAAAGGTTTTAAAGTATTGTTCACGACTAGTTTCATTGTACCTGTTGTGGGCCAACATTACCTGAGAAGCCCTGTTCTCCTGGCTGAGGTGCTGTTCCTGTTCCTATAGTACCACCCCCACTGCCTTGGGTATCCTGTACTTGTACGCCAGCAGGTGCGCCCTGTGGACTTCCCGGTGGTTGTGGTGGTGCAGGTGGTGGATTCTCAGCTTGAAATTTCTTTAGAATCTCAGCTTGGATCGCAGCTTCCGACATATTGTTGCCAACTTTATCTGGATCAAGATCCATTGACTTAGCAATTTCACGTACAATATAGTCCATACGTGCGAATGGAGCGAGTGCAGGGTTTGATACCACTTGCATAAATTGCATAAGGCGTTGGCTACGTACTTCATTAGCCATAAGACTTTCTGTGCCACGAGCTTTTACCTCCAAGTCACCTTTGATCTCTGAGTCAAAATCAAACTGCATATTAAAGTTAAAGAAAGCTTTGCCTAGCGGAGCTAGTAAATAGTCATCTATATTCTTAACAACATTACGTATGCTACCGTTGGCAGCAGACATAAGCATAGAAATACCAGAAGCAGTACGACCCACTCCTTGTATGCCTGTTTGACCATGAGCGAAAGAAGGAAAGCCAGTTGATTCATCTGATAATACCCTTGCTTTGTCGAACATCTGCATGTTCTCATTACTTACGTTAGGAAACTTAGTTCCAAAAATAGCTTGACCAGGTGCCCCTCCCTGTCTCCTAAACACTTTTCCTGGATACACGGAGAGGTCTTGCCCTGGGACGAGATTAGTCTCGTCTACCTCAATCAGTAGATTACCAGACAATGCTGCGTTATCTACTGCCATTCGCATAAAGCCGTTCATCAGTGTTTGAGTGTCATCCATGTTTTCAGCAATACCTACGCCAAAAATACTATATGGATTCATCTCATAAGGAGCTGCAAAGTAAGGAATATAAGCTGGAGTAAATGGGTTCATTACAAGACGTAATACTTGTCCATTACAAATCCAGATATTTACACTTAGTTGGTCTGCATCTTCTAAGTCTCTAGGTATTTCTACCCCTTGATCTTCTATTATTTCTCTGTCCACAAAACCCCAGAACTCTAGAACTTCAAAACGATCAGCTCTATCTTCTTCTGAGTTATCTTCCATAATGTGTTCCCACCATTGTTTACGGTAGCTTTCACCAAGCCTTAGAGCATTGTCTATGGCATTCTCACGAAAGTATGGACGATTTTTTAAAGCACGTACTTGAGAACGTGACATTTTGTGTCTTTCTACAACATACTCTGCTTCTTCCATTGTAGCTGCATCAGGATCTGGATAAAAGTTCCAGATAGATACAGATGTTGTTTGTGGGACTGTTTTATACATGGGAGAATAACTACCATCTTCATCCCAATTTGGATATTCTTTATCTATAGCAAATGGGCCTTTCATAATCCCTGTACCAAAAAGTGCTGCCTCAAAAGCAGCAGCACGTAAATGTTTCTTTGCATGAGATTCTTCTAGCTGATCATGTATCTTTTTTTCCATCTTCTTAGCTGCAAGTTCAGCAGGATGGATTTGAATAGCACTAGGAGTTGGACCTGTACCCTCTTCTAACTTATCTGCTACAGGTTCTAAATCATCCTCTAGACCACCTAACCTATTTAAAAAGTCTGGATAAGTTTCTCCAGGTTCTAAGTCAGGAGTTTCTTTTGCTTTTGCTAACTGGTCATTAGACTCAAAGTTTACTGTATCAGGAACTCCCTCTGGAAGAGTAGTAGGGTCAATAGTTACTGGAAACTTATTACCACCAAACAAGACTTCTGCTATCTGTCCGTAAGCTGCAAGAACTTTTGTTTTAGTTACCTTTACAAATACACGAGATTTTTCTGTAGAAGTAAACTGTACATCAGGTCCGTATAGTCCACGATAGTTTCTGTAAGCTTGAATCCAACGTTCTTCATCTAATTGTCTAGCTGTATCAGCTTTACTATATTTATCTTTTACAAATTGAACAATGTGACCTGTAAGTGGATCTCTGTATTCATCTTCGACAACATCTTCTATAGCCGAAGTTTCTTCCATATCCATAATCATTTCTTCAAAATCTTGCTCTGCCATTTTATTTCCTTAGTATCCAAATGTGGGATCTGATGCTTGAAAGCCTGTACGTTGTGCAGCAGGATCAAAATCAAATATGTTACTTCGTGGTCTAGTCATTATACCATATCTCAATGCGTCATACAAGTGGTCTTCTGCGTTTGTATCTACATCTTCTGGATTCTTTTTATCTAACGGAATAGAGGGTAACTGAGATATAAGGTTAGTGCAATTAGAAAAAAACACAAGTTTAGGTTCCTCCGTAAATTCATCTATCTGCAATCGTCTGTGTAATTCATTTTTACCTGACACACGAGAACCTTTTGATCTATCTGAAGGTCTCCATCTACAACCTTTTATAATCATTTGTTCTGCTAGGCTAGGTCCAGTATCTCCACGATTGTGCCAAAGAGATGAGTCAAGAACTCCGTAACGTATCTTTTCCCCCTCTTCACCTTCTATTTCTAATATCATATCAGCTAGGTCAGTAGCTGTGACCTTTGATACATACAACTCTCTGTATACTACTAGTTGTTCAGAACCAGGTACAACAGTAAACCAAAGAACACCAGTATAAGAACCATAACCATAATCACAAGCTCTAAAATGTATCCAGTTAGAAGGTATATCGTAAGGTTCTACTACGTGTACGTTTCTGTTAAACTCAGGAAAAGCTGCACCTTCGTTTATGTCCCAATCACCTTCAAGTAGTTGTCTACGTTGGTGTTCAGGTAACGAAAGAAGATTAGCTTCGTATAAACCATCATCTGCCAGATATGGATTGTCGAAGAGGGTGGCAGGGATGAACTTACGTTTAAACAGAGGCTCACCCTCTCGACTATGACCTTTAGGCCACTTTATCACCTCTCCATTTTCATCAGTAGCATGAAACGATTTATTAGGCGTTTGAGGGTCAATAAACGTTTTCTTTACCCACTGATGTCCTGGACCACCAGGGTTGCTAGTCGCTCTCATATACAGTGGCAAACCTGAAGCCCTTGTTGTACGGAGACGTGATCTCATATAGTTCCATGCATAAGGTGAAGGCCATTGTGTAAGTTCGTCAAAGCCAATCCAGTTAAAAGCTTGACCTTGGTATCTCATAACGTCATCCTCTCTGTCGAGGTAGGACATCCACAATGTAGCACCTGATGGAGCTACCCAAGTTTTATCTCTTTCCATAAACTTTATTCCAGGAATAGCTTTGGGATAAAGTTGTTTACTTACTGATATAAGTTCTCTAAGCTCTTCTGTAGACCTACGAACAAGTAACATTCGTGCATTTGGATTCCCCAAGTAGCGCACTGGGTCTGCAACCATCGCATAAGACTTACCACCACCTGCTGCTCCTCCGTATAAAACTTCTTGTTCTGTTGCTGCCAAAAAGTCAGTTTGAGGTCCAACATTAGGTTCAAAGATAACCTCTCTAGCTTTTTCAAAGTCTATTTCTTCAGGCTTCGGTTGGGCTGGAGCTAACTCTTTCTCTGTAACCAAGTCTTTGGGTTTCAAGCTTTTCCGCTTTTTGTAACGCTTCTTTGTACCTTTTGGCAAGGTAGCGTTGAGTTGAAGCTTCGTTCTTACGTTGTTGCTCAATTTTTACTCTCTTGTATAAACCTACGTGGGAAATATATCTTTCAGATTGAGTACTAAGCCAAGCTGCAACTTCTCTATAACTATACTGCTTTAGAAACTTTTTAGCTTTTTCAAATAACTCTAGTTCTTCTGGAATTGGTAGTAGTATATCACAATCATCAGGGTCTTGTCTATACCCAAATGGTACATGAGTTCCAACTCTTACAACAGGTTGCCATTCGTATCTACCATCTACCTCTACAGGTTTAGGTAACTTCCAAGTTTTATTCGTTTTCATCAGCTTTCTGTGGTAAAATAAATAATGGATTAGCTGCAGATACTTCTACTTTTTCAGTTTTAATAAAACCACTGCGATCTAAAACATCTTTAGCTGCTGCCATCTTTTCTTTATTACCTAAGTCTGTGGGACTATTCATAACTTCAAACATAGAATATGCAGCTTTAGTAGCTGAAGAGGATATAAATCTTTTTGTAAGATCTGCAATCTCTTCTGCTAAAGACTCTGCAATAGCTTTAGTTGAAACACCATCTGCATAACCTGCAAGTTTTCTAGCTTTACCTAGATTACCTCCAGCTTCTTCAAATAGTACATCTAAAAACTTTTGTTGTTTTTCTGTTAAGTTTCTTGCCATTATGCCACCATATAAAGTATAAATCCTAGAGTACCTGCCCCGACTAAAAGAATAACACCTGATATACCCCAAGTAATTATTGCTTCAATCATTTCTGCTTTGCGATACTCTTGCTCTTTCTTTTGCTTACGTATTCTACCTTCAGTAGCTACCAGTTCATCCCAAACAGAAGGGCCGTAGGTAAAACTAATCCAGTCTTTTAACTCTTGCCTCATAGCCTCTGCTTTCTTTTTAGCAGTGAATATTTCTAAGGCTTCTGCTTCAACAGAACCTCCCATGGCTTTCCACCAAGGAGGATTCTTGTTTTTCTGCTCTAAGTAGGCTAGATCACTCATGCTACTAGCCCACTGATTTAATTGACCACCCATCTCTTGAAGATCTTTTCCGAACTGGAAACCTTTCTTCAACGCATTGAACGCTACGGTAGCTCCACCGATGATTGTAACTGGGTCCACGAGCCTCCTCCCAAAGTACTCCTAGTATCATTAAAGAACTTATTGCGTTCTTCAAAGAGCTTTACCTGTAAGTATAACTCTCTCTATGTCATGTCTGCCAATACCTAGGTCTCGTAACTCCCTGTCAGTCATTTGGTAAAGTTGCATTCTTGCAATCTTACGTCTTGCTGATTCTGCTCTGGCTTCTATTAGTCTGTCAAATAATCTTCTAAACATTTTCTACTCCTATGTTAGCCCTAACTGGGCAGGAGTAGTTATACTACAAATAGTTATATCATACTACAGACAAAAATGCAATCCCGTTATGACTTTTTAACTACCTTAGTAGTCCAAGCTTCATTAACGTCAGGTGTAGAAGGATCATCTCCAATAAGTTGACCTTTCTTATTACGAGCACGTACCTTTACTTCTTCTGCACCTTTTGCAAACTCTAGTGCAGCAGCATCTTTACCATGCCATTCTCCACGGATATACTCCGCAAGAACAGCACCATATTGATCAATCACTTTGTTATCTTCTATTTTCATTTCAAGATCTCTTTTTATTTGTAAGTATTTTTAGCTCTTTTAATGCCTGTATTCATAGAACCAGAAGATTTAACCATTCCACCTACGTTATACATAGCAACTTTACCACCTTTAGCGTAAGCTTTCTTTTTCATTGCTCCGCCTTTAGCCATTCCTTTTTTCTTCATCATTCCACCCTTATTAACGTTTACCCCACGTCCTTTAAGAATGTCTTTTTTTGTAACTTTACCATCTCCAGTAAGATCAGGAAAACCACCTTTTGCGTAGCCTTTCTTTTTCATACCACCTTTGGCATATCCCTTCTTTTTCATCATTGTTCTTCCTCACTATATAAATTGTTAAACACTCGTTGCGTATCCCATACATAGTCTACGTTTTCTTTCGAGTTATAAATATGTTGGTTAGGTCTAAAGTCAGGAGCACCTTCTCCTGTTTCAAACCAAGCTGGGTGAGTTACTCTCACTCTGTTATTGGGCAACGCAACTATGTTACCTGTGTATTCTCCTGCATCTAACAACTCTAAGACGTGTGACTGCTTGTGTTGAGCAGGATCGTCTGCTACTTCATTGTCGGTGTAGTCTACTGTAAAGTAGTACTTCGCAGGATAGAACTCACCATCTACTTTGGCTATCCAAGGAGCAGGTGTAGCTCTTTCTAATTTATATACTGAGTGTGTATGCGACATACAATCCCAGGGT